GCGTTACTGCCTGTGCTGTGCCGCCGCCGCTTAGGTTTACGTTTACTTCTCCCTCTCCTTCTCTCTTGCGATCGGGGGGCGAATCGGGGGGCGATGCTTCAGGTGATCGGGGGGCGATCGGGTCGGGATCGCGACGCGAATCGGCTACGATGTCCTTCACCTGCTTTTTTCGTAGCCATTCGGATTGGGGAGCGACGCCCTTGAGCAACGTCGCGGCCTCGACAACCTGCGCGCGCACGGCGACGGTATCGATCTCGATGCCCCAGCGCTTGGCGTTGCCTACGGAGCCTGACAGGCTGCTCGTGAGCTTCGACAGCCAAGCCTCCAGCACCTTTTCGGCGGCCACGGGGTGATACAGGCGTCCATCCGCACACTTCACCCACCCACGCAACGCGTGATCCTTCACGCGCTTCCAGTTCTTCGCCTGCGACAGGTGGCCGAGCATGCGGTCGTCGGCCGGCAAACTCGCGGCCGGGATCTGGTGCCAGCTCTCCAGCCACAACGTGATCGCGGCCGCACGCTCGTCGCCGCTGCCGAGGATCCACGTTTCTGACGTGAGGAGCCGCTTCACCTCGATCGGCATGAACGGGAAATCGCGGGGATTGAGGTCCGTTGGGGTGGGAGGATTCGGGAGCGGATTCATGCAGATTCCAGCGTCAGGCTCGGCTGCCGCAAGCGGTCGCGCTGCAGCGGCTCGTATTCGGGGTTCAGCTCGCAGCCGAGGAAGCGCCGGCCGAGCCGCTGCGCGACCTGGCCCGCGGTACCGCTGCCGAAGAACGGATCGAACACGACGTCGCCCGGCCGGCTGCCGGCGAGCACGCAGGGCTCGACCAGCGCCTCGGGGAATGTGGCGAAGTGCGCGCCGCTGTAGGACTGCGTCGGGATAGTCCAAACCGACCGGCGGTTGCGCTCGGTCGGCATGATCGCCATGGCTTCGTCGAAGCTGCCGTTGTTCTTCGTGCCGCTGCCGTCGTCAGCCAGTTTGCGCATCACGCGCCCGCGGTCGCGCTCGGCAGCATCAGTGCCGTGGCCCCAGCCAACGCCGCGGCCGACGGCCTTCATGTTCCCGTTCGTCTTCGCACCGCCGTTCGCGCGCTCGCTGCCGATCTGTGCCTGCACGTTCTGCGAAAGACGCGCATGCGTGTTCGGGCTGACCGGTTCGAGAATCGCTTCTTGGTCGAAGTAGTACTTAGGGCTCTTGCTCAACAGGAACAGATACTCGTGCGCCTTCGTGCAGCGGTCGCGCACGCTCTCCGGCATCGGGTTGGGTTTCGCCCAGATGATGTCCTGTCGCAGATACCAGCCGGCGTCCTGCAACGCGAACGCGAGCCGCCACGGTTGGCCCATCAGATCTTTCGGTTTGAGGCCCGTGCGTTCGCGCGATCCGGTACCGCTGCTGCGGTGTTGCGCGGCCGCAATCTGCTGCGCACTGATCACCGAGCGGTCGGACATCTGCCCCGTGCGGCCTTGCGCGCCCCACGACCCGGCGTATGCGTCGCCCATATTCAGCCAGAGCGTGCCGTCGTCGGCGAGAAGCTCGCGCGCGAGCTCGAACACGTCGACCATCGTGCTGATGAACTCACGCAGCGTCGGTTCGAGACCGATCTGGCCGTCGACGCCATAGTCCCTGAGTCCCCAGTATGGAGGCGAGGTAACGACGGTATTAACGCGAACTCCATCCTCGATCATCTGCTTCATGATCGATCGACAATCACCGAAATGACAGTTGTCCACCCACTCACGCACCGACACGATTTAACTCCTTGGCCGTCAGATAGGCCGCTTCCATCGCAGCGGCATGTTCGGCAGTACGCGGGGCTGAGCCCGCATGCCCACGTCCGCGCGCCACACGCAGTGCGCCGCTCTCGGCCTTCACGACACGAAGCGCCAGGCAGTTTTCGGCCTGGAGACGTTTGATTCGAAGGTATGGAAGAACGGCCGACAGACATGCCGCCGCATTCCGATCGGTGACCTGCCACACGTAGAGAGAGCGGCGTGCCCCAGCTTGCGGGTGTTCAACGTAAAACGTGCCGCCGAACAACTGCTTCAGCAGATCGACCGCACCGCGCTCAACCTGCTTAACGCAAACGCGCTCGCTATACCCCGGCGAACGACGATCGCCGACAACACGCTGACCGTACGATGATTTCTTCACGCCGATCGTGCCGTCTGAGTCAATGACGCCAGCGCAATACGCGAGGTCGGCCTCAGATACCTTCACACCATCAGCGATCATGGCTCGCATCAGATCACGGCAGTCGCCGCGGTGAGGGCGATCGATCCAGTTCATGCCGCTACTCGCGTGGATTCGTTTCCGCTCGTGCAGATCCCCTGCTCCCAGTCGTGTACCTGCCACGGGCGCGGACAATCGTTCGCCGCTGCCCAGCCTCGCCCCCAGTGCCGCACGAAACGAGCAAGCGCACCGCGGGTGAACGGATTTTCGTGAAAAGGAATGCCGGCGCGGGCGTCGCGCCAGCCGGCGCGGATCGCCGCGCGTTCGAACAGTTGGGTTAGCACGTGCCGCCCTCCTTCGTGTTGTCGACCGGCGCCGCCTCGGGCCGCACGCGCTCCAGCATCCAGAGCTGGTCCGGACGGAATGCGAGGTAGTCCTGTGGGGGATCGCGGAAGATGAAAAGGTGCTTTTCCTCGACGATGCCGAGGTAGGTCATGGGGCGCCCGAGCTTACGGGCGAAGGGCTTGCCGACGTCGCGCTGGCTGAGAGTCAGCGTCATGCAGCCGCCTGCCGCTGGCCGAATGCCTGCTGGACGTATTCGCCAATCGCTTCGTTGCTGATGCGGCGGTATTCCTCGATCGCCTTGCGCTCCTGAATGGCGAGCCACTGCCGCGGATAGTCGCAGCCCGTGAACATGCAGAAGCGGTCGAGCTTGGTCGCTGGGAACGGCCGGCGGCCGGCAACAAGGTCGCCGAAGTGCGGATAGTGAATGTCGCAGTTGCGCGCGAGCGTCTTGCGATCGAAACGCCGCAGGCCGAGCTCGAGCGCGTGCGCGAGGCAGTCCTCGAAGCTCATCGCTTCGATCTCCCCATCCGGCAGCGTCGCGGCCTGCACCCACGGCGCAAACATCCTGAATTCGGTCTGGTTCATACGAAAAATCAATCGTTACCCAGTTGATTACCCACTTGCTTACCCAGTTGGAGCGCGGGCGAAATAAAAGCCAGGACAACACCTGGCCAACTGCGAAAAGATGCGAACCACCGCTATGCGAGAATCGAAGCTCTCTACTTCCTCAACCCACACGCAACGGAGTTCGCATGACCGACAAAACGGAAAACATCACTCTGGAAAAGCTCGAGGCCCATTTCCGGGCACTCGAAGCCGGATTCATCGCGCTGGCGCGTCTTCATCCGGAGCGCGATGCCCTCTTGGCCGAGTTCGACCGCAACATCAGCTCGATCGCCGCGTCGTTCTCGAAGATCGGGCGCGACGACGAATGGAAGGTGAGCCTGTATGGGCATCGAGACGTGCTCAAAGAGCTAATCGACCGAAAGCCCTGACGCGCTCGTCCTCCGTATCAGCAGGCGAAACGACCGGCTGCCCGGTGGTGCTGTTGGTCACCTTGACATCGACGTCGGGCGATCTGCTTGCTTCAGCAATCGCCTCGTTCAATCGCGATACTTGGGTCACCATTGCGCGAATCAACAGCCCAACTGCTTCTTTCCCTTCGTCCGGCGGAAGCTTGTTGCTTGCGATCACATCGCAAAGCGTCGCCGTCATGATCTCGATCTGGCGGTCGGTGATGCGCGGTGCACCCGGAGATACCGTCAGCCGCCGCGGCGACGGCAGATCCGTAACGTCGAATTTCGTTTTCACTTCGCCTCCTTCGATCGGGCGACGTCCGGCGACGCATACACGTCCTCCAGGCACCATGTGATGCCGTGTGTCACGGCAAAAGAAATGAGCTTCCGAGCCGTCTCGACGAGCGGATCACAACTGCCGTTCTCGTAGTGAGAAAGGGCAGACTGAGTGACCCCAATGCCCTTGGCCAATTCGGCCTGAGACATGCCGAGAGTCTTGCGGAGAGATCGCACGTTGTTCATACGAACGATATTAGAAGTTCTCTTATTACAAGTCAAGAGAACTTCTAATGCTCACGCCAAGCGAATATTAGCGGAGCTATTTAACATTCCAACATGGCTACAGTGGAAAAGCGTCCTCTGACTGAGGATGAACTTGCAGATCGTGATCGACTAGTCGACGCGTGGAATCGCTATAAGAGCACTCATCCAGGTGCGTCTCAAATCTGGCTCGCGGATGCGTCTGGGCTCGGCACTCAAGGGCTGATCAGCCAGTACTTTCGAGGCATCATCCCTCTCAACGTCCGGGCGCTCCTTGCAATTTGCGCGCAGATTGGTGCCGACCCCACTGAAATCAGCCCACGGCTTGCGCGCGATCTTCCTTTGGCAGAGCGGGGAACGTCGCCGGTTTCTGTCAGCCCCGCCGCACAAGCTTTGATCGATGCCGTTCTCAAGGCAGACAAGGCTGGTGAGCCGGCGCAGACGTTTGCACTGATGCTTCGCATGCTTCCCGATCCAGACGAGCCATTTCGCTTGGAAGATCCATCCCCGTAATTGGCGTCAGGTTCCAGTCGTTCATGAGCGCGCGCCGTCGGAGCATCACACATCCGCTTTCTGCGCCACGCGCATAGACGCCGGGCCCCTGAAGCTCGGCGATCCAGTCGTGAAGACCATCTTGGCAGCGCTCCACGACCCGCACGAGCAGCCCTATACGCTCAGGCACCCCACATCTCGTCACAATGGCCAGATCTCCCGGCTTACACCGAAGTTGGGCCGCCCTCGTCTTTTGCATCGCGCACGCCTCCCTCTAACCAGGTCACAAATACTGTATGCATGTACAGTAGTGTAGACCCAGAAATGGGAGGCCTTCAACATGATTCGGCAGACGTTTAATTCATACGAAGAATAGCGAGATTGATCATTGCGCCGACAGCGACGCCTGGACTCGATCGAACTCCGCCTTGGTGTCGCTGCAGTAGGCAGCGTGTGACGCCAGGTTGGCCTCTCTCGCTGATTCAAGTTCCATCTTTATCAGTTGCTCGGCACGCCGCTTGCCGATGAACTTGCAAGCAACCTGACGCTCGCGAAGCTCATCCTCGAGCCCGGTGCTCGCATCGCATGTTGACGTATAGGCCATGTTCTTCGCCCACATACGGACGAGGACCTCGCACGTTGCTTTGTCAGCGCTAAATCCCGCGACTGGGATCGCAACCAGAACCGCACCCACCAGCATTCTTCTCATATCTCGCACCGGCTTATGTCCGGCCCTCATTGTTGTGTAGAGGCATTGTACGGCGCGTGACATTCCGGGACCTTCGGCACTGTTACAAATTCCAGCCTCGAATATTAGAATTTCTCTTGACCAGCAAAAAGAGAACTTCTAATATTTCATCCAACGCAGCACACAACGCGCTGCGCCACCGCTCAAGCGGATCGCTCTCTAACAACCGAAGGTAAGTCGGGACCGCTCACGCGGAGCAACCGGCCGGCGCGATCAGCGTCGTGAGTCAGGACGGACGCTGCGGAAAGCCGCAGCGGTATGCAAGACCCGAGTGAACCTGATGCAAGACAGCCAGCAGCACGTGACCGATGGCTTGGTAATCGGCACAAAACCGCAGGGCAGCTGGAGCCGTCTCAGACGGGTGTAGTCAGCGCCCTGCGGTGAATCACCATTCACGGCAAGCGCATTCGACGAGTGTTCTTGCCGGGACTGGATGACCTCTTCGTCCAAGACGGTCCCCTTAAATGTCCACGGACGGACGTTGTGCCGACTTCGAGATAGTCGGATCGCAGAAGGCAGACGGGCGAGACCGTAGAGCGCGAGCAGCCGGCCAACGTGGCGCTGACGGCGTGGAAAGACACGCACAGACATACGAAATTGCACCCGGGTAGATGGGCAGCAAGCCCCATCGGTGTGTGCGACTCGCCAGCCCTGCGAGAGATAAACGAAGTGGGCCCGTCACCTCAGAAAGCGGGCTTGGCAAGCCGACGGAAGGTCAAGAGAACGGCCGGGATGCTGACCGGCGCCGGATAACGTAACCGGCAATTCTCGCAGTCGTCCACCAACATGCATTCAGGAGTCCTCCAATGTCATTCAAATTCAGTCTCGGCGAGCGGGTTGCGATCGCCGAAAGCGGCGAATCTGGCTCTATTCTCGGTCGTGCCGAGTATTCCGAGGCAGCGAACAGCTACTGCATCCGCTACGTAGCCGGCGATGGCCGTGCTGTCGAGTCGTGGTGGAGTGAGGGTGCACTGACTCCGGTCTCGGATTCCGGTGGCAACGAAGGCGATACCACCGACGATTGACGAACTCGCCCGCTTCGGCGGGCACTTCAAATTCAGTTCTGACCGGTGGCGGTTCGTACTATCGAGGCGTCACCTGTGAGAGCTGAGCGTGCTGCGTTGTAGTTCAAGACCTCAATTCAGTTAGTAATCCTACTTTCATATGGAGGATGCCATGCGCACTCCCCGCCCCTATTACGACAACGTCCGCCAGCTGCCGGCTCGCGCAGATGCCTGCGCCGAACGCTTGCAATCGGCGGCCGACGACGCAGCGTTGGCGCGCGACGAGCGCAACGAAGCGATCGCCGAGCGCGTGACGTTCGACGTGTTGCCATTCTCGACCGACCAGATCGCCGTCCTCGACGCCGCGCTGCGCCGTGGCTACATCGAGGACGTGTACGAGGTCTGGAACACCTGCCAGGACGTCCTGAAGGCGACGATCGCGAAACGCGTCGCCGCAGCCGATCTCGCCGCCGTCGCGCCGCGCTTCGCTACGACGCTCTGCTCGTCGTGCGGCACTGAGCTCGGCCCGGGCAACGCTGGCGTCAGCCACTGCAGCGACCACGGCACGGCCGTGCTGCGCCTCCTGCGCGGGATCTGACATGACCCACTTCCTGATCGGCGTGGCCGCGTTACTGATTCTCGCGGCCGTCGTCATCCTCCGCATCCGCACCAGCGTCAAGCGCTGGAACGATGACGATCATCACCGCGGCTGATCCGCGCACCACACCGAGAGACCACATGGACAAGATCAACGACGGCGGCCCGGCGTTTCCTTTCGTCGAGCCCGACACGCAGTGCAACGTCGCAACGGGCATAAGTCTGCGCGACTACTTCGCGGCGAAGGCGATGCAGGGCATCTGCGCGAATCCTGACTTTTCTGGTTGGGACAGCGACGCGGTTGTGTTTCGCGCGTACGGCATCGCCGACGCCATGCTCCGCGCGCGAGGTGCCTGACATGAACGAGATCAAGCATACGGTCGGGAACGCATGGCTGCAGCGCGCGAAGGAGCTGGCGCAGGAACGGGCTGATTCGAGCTTCGCGTATGGCGAGTTGCCGTCGGACGCTGGTGAAACTGCGTTGGCTGATGCTTACGCGCGCTCGCTCGCGGCCGATCGGTCGCTCGATGCACACCTTCAACCGATGGCGCACCTGATTGATGCGCTGCACCTGGTCGCCTCGAAGACCGTACTCACGTCCGGCATCCGTGCCGTTGTCGACGACGCGCTCGCGAAGGCCGGCTTCCGCGCGCCCATGCCGCCATACGATCCCGTCCGCCACATCACCATCGCCGGAGTCGACCGATGAGCAATCTCAAAACCCCCGCCCAGTGCGGTGACCTCGCCGAAAAGCTGATCGCCGACTATGTGCGTGAATGCGGCGCGTACGGAAACCCGAACGCACTCGCGAACGTGATGGAAATGCTGATCAGCAAGGCGGCGCTCGGTGTCGCAATGATCGGCAGCGAGACGATCGCCCAGCAGATCCTCGATCGCGCGAAGCGCAACGTGGCGACCTTCGCCGATCGGAACCTTCGAGGGGGTCACTGATGCGATCGCCAGCCAACAGCCTGCAACCTGTATTTCGCGAAAACAAGCGATCGCTTGTATCTCGACCGCCACGCGACAACGCATTGCTTCGCGCTGCCTCGCGGCCATCGCGTGTCCGCTATGTCGTCGAGGGCACCCTCTGGGCGGTCGCTTTCGGGATCGTCGTCGGCCTCTTCTGGAACGGAGTAGACCTGGCCGGCCCGTACCTCCGGAGCCTCGGATGAACGAGATCAGAGATTCCGGCCCGACGTTATGCGCGTGGTGCAGCGAGGCCGCGCACATCAAGCAGGGGAGCAATTTGCTATGTGCGAAGCACTATCGCATGTCCAACATGCGCGCTCGCGCTCGTCGTGATGGGAAGTTCGTACCAACGA